AGTTTCGAACATTCCAGCTTCAAATTGGGGTACAGGTTCGATTGAAGTGGAAGGAGAGGGCAGAGTGGAAGATGCGGTTGTTATATATTCCTACAGGGTAGATGAGTGCTATGACCCACAGTCTGATCCTTCATGTGCTGGTTACGTAAAGCCTATGCCAGAGTTACCAGAAGTTGTAGTTTATGATGCACTAGAAGATGATGCAGTTACAGATACACTAGAAGCTGAAGAGTTTCAATATGATGAAGATGGTAATATTATAGAAGATGAAGAGCAAGAAGAGGAAGACACACGTATAGAGATGGGTCTAACTGCTTCAGCTAACGCTCTAACTATGTTTAATAAACAAGGTCAAGATGATATAATAATGGCTATTAATAAACAAACAAATATCAATATGTATTACAACGCCAGTATAAATGGCGGTACATTAAATGATGCGGCTGGACTACAAGATGGTACAATACCTGACAACAAGAAAGCCCTAAGAAATAATTTAGCACAACAGATACTGCACGAACAGATGGTCGATATGCAGTATAATAAATGAGGTTTAATATGAAGTATCTAGTAACAGCACTATCATTATCACTACTATCTTTACCTGCATTAGCAAAGAACGTACCCATAACAGGTACTGTAGAAGCTAAGTGTGTAATACAAACAACTAAAGATGGGGTCTATGGAAACCCTATAGCTAGTAAGTTAAGTACCACACCTGCTGATGGTGGTGTCCTACCTGTCATTAGGTTTGATGTGTCTTTAGCAGATAGCTACACAGCTAACATAACACACCCTACATCCTTTAGTTCTTCCCCACCTCTTAACGACACAGTTGCATGGACAGGAAGTACAAGTGTAACTAAAACATCTGTCTCTGGTATGTCAGCTTACGAAGGAGCTAAAGTAGTAGTAGACAATACAACCATCTTTGATCTAACTCTTGCAGGGTCAACATGGTTCTCTACTTCATCAAGTGCTACCTATGGTTCAGCTAAACCTTTCGTCGGAGGGGTCTATACTGCTCTAGTACAGGCCAGCTGTATTGCTAAGTAGGCTTATACTACTCTTTCTGTTATGGTCATTTTCCACCTCAGCGCACGAAATGACACCAGCTTATCCTGTTGTTAAACCCTCTCATGTAGATGGTGTAGTTAAAGTAGAGATGTCTCTGTTTAACTCTAGGGAAGAGATAGAATGGTATCAGATAGAGTTGTTTGATTTAAATTGGACGAACATACCTTTTGCCACCTCATACCGAATTATAAATATAAAATACAAAGAGAAAAAGTCTTTTGATGTATATATACGTGAGTCGGATATAGATGAAGCTGTGTACTTATGTACGACATCAAAAGTAAGAAAGACTAGCAAGTCTAGAACTCTTGTTTCTTCTAAGATATGTTCAAGATTAGATGGTGAACCCGCATGAGATTATTATTTACCCTTTGTTTTGTAGCTAGTTCTGCTGTAGCAGATAGTAGTTCCCTTTCATTAGCATTACCTAGCCCACCTATGAACTATCAGTCGGACTCATTTTCCACTGGTAACATGAGGTGCAGTAATGCTGTTGGTGGGGGTGTAAACCTTGAGTACGGTGTAACAGGTGTACTGTCAGGTTTAGATACAATAAATAAGGGTAAAGATATAGGTGTTTACGCTAGGATTGTTATACCTTTAGATAAACCAAAAGCTCGTATTAATTGTGACGACCTATACCAAATAGAGCTAACTCAACGTAGATTAGAAGTGCAAAAGCTACGAGAGGAATTAGAGCAACTGAAGAAACTACAAAGTTCTGACGGTGATATGGAGTTTGAAAACTAATGGATACAACTAAGATAGCAGATAACATTGATGGTTTAGCAGACCGTGAGTTTAAGACAGGCGGTATGAAGTTATCGTTTGGGTCTATCATGGCTATATTTGCTTTCCTATCTACTATTGTGGGTGGCCTATACGGTGGCTTTGTTTTGTACCAGAAGATAGAAGCAGTCGCTGGTCTTGACTTAGAAGAATACCAACTACAGATGAACATTATGGATGCTAAGGTGACAGGTATATCTGAGAAGGTAGAGGAATCTGTAGAATACAGTCGTGATATTAAGAATGGACTTAGATCTGATATTCTTAGCATAGAGAAACAAACGGATCGTGTAGAAGACATGGTACGTGAAACAGAAGACAAAGTACGTAATATGATAGATGACGCTGAAGTAAGGTTTGAGAACCAAAGAGAACGTGTCAGAGTATCACAAAGTGGCTCGATGAAAGAACTCGAAGATAAACTTATGGATAAATTACAAAGGGCGTTAGATAACCCCTTAGCAGATTAGGAGACTAATATGAATTGGATTAAAGATAGACTAAAAGAAAGAACTACATGGGACGGAGTTGCTCTATGTGGACTTGGAGTAGTTGTAATATTACTACCTAACTCAATCGACAACATTGCCGCAGGTGTAGCTATCGCTTGGGGTGCATGGACTACTCTTAAGAATGAGTGAGTTTGACAAAGTAGATAAAGATGGAAGTGGCACTATAGATAGATCAGAGTGGGAAGCACTTGAACTAGAAGATAGACGCAGACGACTAGATGATGAAGATGCACAAAGAGATGCACAAAGACGGATGGCTTGGTTCTGCCTAACAGGTATGCTTGCTTATCCTTTTTGTGTCGTATTGGCTAGTGCATTAGGATTAGACCAAGCGTCTTCTATCATAGGTTCTATGGCTTCCATTTACTTCCTATCAGTTGCTGGTATAGTTGGCGTATTCTTTGGTGTCACTAATATGAGCAAGAAAGAAGTGAAAGGTAATAACGGATAATGTTAGGACTAAACTTAATAGGTCAGGTAGCTAATTTAGCTGGTACTATGATCGAAGGTAAGACTGCTGTAAAGAAAGCAGAAGCTGAAACTAAAATGAAAATAGCGACAGGTGAACTTGATTGGGATCTAGCCGCTATGAAAGCTACAGAGAACTCATGGAAAGACGAGTGGATAACTCTACTCTTTTCTATTCCGTTAATTCTAGCGTTTTGTGGAGACTGGGGTAATCAGATAGTACAAGATGGGTTTGCCGCTTTATCTAACATGCCAGCTTGGTATCAATATTCCCTTGGTGGTATTGTAAGTGCTAGTATTGGTATGCGTGGTGTAAGTAAATACTTTGGAAAGAAATAAGCATGAAGAACAACTTTGATAAGTGCCTAGAAATGTTATTGCATCACGAAGGGGGTTACGTAAATAACGTCCACGATAAAGGTGGGATGACTAATTTGGGAGTCACTAAGAGAGTGTACGACAAATGGATTGGCAGAGAGTCTACTGAACAAGAGATGAGAGACTTAACTCCAGATGATGTAGCTCCTATATATAAAAAGAACTACTGGGATCGAGTTAAAGGCGATTCGCTTCCATCTGGGGTAGACTGGGCTTGTTTCGACTGGGCTGTGAATTCTGGATCAGGTAGACCTGCTAAAGCTGTACAACGTGCAGTAGGTGCTACAGCAGATGGAGCTATAGGACCACAGACGTTAGGTCTTATAATGGAGAAAGATCCTAAGTTTATAATTGATTATGTATACACAGTACGTCAAGGCTTCTATGAAGGTCTAGATGACTACAAACACTTTGGTCGTGGATGGACACGGCGTAACAAAGAAACATTAGAACAAGCTCTCGATATGGTTGAAGAGTAAACAAAAGAAAAGCCGTAGGTATCCACTCAAGGACGCCTACGGCTTTTTTGATTCTAGACTTGTTGTGTGAGCCTATTAATTCTCTCTCAGGTAGGTTACCCTATGGAAAGCTCTAACCCCTGTCACACCACGCTTAATTTCCCTCTCAGGGGCTATTTAACACCTACTGCATCCATAGTAATTGCTAGACCTTCGAATAGAGTTTTTATATCTTGATTTAGCCTAGATATGATCCACACTAAGTAGGTAGATAGAGCTAGATTACCTAGCAGTATTCCTTCGTTTATTGTCATTTATGTTTCTCCGCTAATGCTTCATTCATACGCTTAAGATACCACTCAGCTTTCTTCATATCTTCTACAGGATTAGCTTTGTACCTATACCTATGTTGATATTTAATCATGTTTCCATGACAGTAAGCTATAAAACCATCAGTACCTAAGACTTGTCTAATATAATCAATACATTCAATACCTTCTTGGTTGTAATGAGCAGGTTTGTTAACTGGGTCGAAGCCCATTTCTTGTTGTTTCTGATCTAAATTCCACTTAGCCATTTTTGTTTAGGTATTCCCTTAATTCTGTGTAGCCCCCAAGGTGAGTGCCATCTGGTTTAAATATCTGAGGTACTGTAGTATACCCTGACTTACGCATTAGAGTCAACAACCACTTACTACTTGGAGACTGAACATTGTATGTTGTTACCTGACTACCTGCGACACCCCTTAGTAGTTGTAAAGAGGCATCACAGAAGTTACATTGGTTTCTAGTTATTACTATCCACATTAAACGAGATCTACAATCTCACAGCTATC